TATCCAAATTATTCTCGTGATTATGTAGTAGTTGCCGATGTCGCAAGAGGTGACTCATCCGATTATTCAGCATTCCATGTATTCGATGTAGAGACTGTTGAACAAGTAGCAGAATACAAAGGTAAGATTGATACTAAACAATATGGTGCAATGTTAACTTCGGTAGCGGCGGAATGGAACAACGCAATGTTGGTGATTGAAAACGCAAATATTGGTTGGGCAGTGATACAAGAAGTAATTGATAGAAACTATGATAATCTATATTATTCATATAGAGATGTAGGTTACATAGATGATGATATACATCTCAGAAAAGGTTTTGACTTAAAACGTAAAGAGGATATGGTTCCTGGATTTTCTATGACAAGTAGAACTCGACCATTAGTAATATCTAAGTTAGATATGTATATGAGAGAGAGGACCCCTATAATCCATTCTAAGAGACTTATAGACGAATTGTTTGTATTCATATGGAATGGTAGTAGAGCTGAAGCACAACGTGGTTATAATGATGACTTGGTGATATCATTCTCCACCGGTCTTTGGGTACGTGATACGGCATTAAAATTAAGACAACAGGGTATGGATTTAACGAGAACTACATTAGGGCATATGGGTAAGTCAAGTACCGGTGTTTATTCTAACCGTAACCTCGGCCAAGACCCATGGAAACAAAAAGACCAACATGGAAAGGACCAAGATTTAACTTGGTTACTTTAAATTTGGTACTTTAATTTATTTTTTGTATATTTATAACTTGTAGAAGTATATACTTTTAGTTAGAGACGAAATTATGGCAGATAAATCACTATTTAATAGGTTAGGAAAATTATTCAACACTCAAGTTGTTGTCCGTAGGATTGGTAAGGGTCGTACCCAAACTATCGATACTCAAAGACTACAATCTCAGGGTAACCTCCGTGGTTCATCTTATTACGATAGGTTTGGTAGAATGCATACCTCTCGTAGAAATTGGGAAACGTATAACAATCAATTTAATTATCATTCAAATAAATTAGAACTATATACTGATTACGAAGCAATGGATAAAGATTCCATTCTAAACTCAGTATTAGATATATACGCCGATGAGTGTACTCTAAAAAATGACATGGGTGATGTTCTTAGAATTAAAACTAATGACGAGAACGTAAAAAAGATTCTTCACAACCTATTTTACGATGTAATGAATATTGAGTTCAATCTTTGGGCTTGGATTCGTGGTATGAATAAATATGGTGACTACTTCCTACATCTTGATATTGAAGAAGGTGTTGGTATTGTAAACGTATCACCAATGTCAGCATACGAAGTAGAAAGAGAAGAAGGGTTTAATCCCGAAAACCCATACGAAGTAAGATTTAAATTAGGTTCAATGGGTGCTGCTCATGGTGCAAGTGTAAACAAGAACGCTGATTACTTTGAGTTCTATCAAATCGCACATTTCCGTTTATTAGCAGATACAAACTTCCTTCCATATGGTCGTTCGTTGCTAGAAGGTGCAAGAAAGACTTGGAAGCAGTTGACTCTTATGGAAGATGCTATGATGATTCATAGAATTATGAGAGCACCTGAAAGACGTACATTTAAAATTGATGTAGGTAACATTCCACCTGGTGAAGTTGATAACCACATGAGAGGTATCATTGACCAAATGAAGAAAGTACCATATCTTGACCAAAATACTGGTGACTACAATCTCAAGTTTAATCTAATGAATATGTTAGATGATTACTACCTACCAGTTCGTGGTGGTCAAAGTGGTACTGAGATAGATACACTAAGTGGTATGGAATTCGGTGGTATTGATGATATAGAATACCTAAGAAATAGAATGATGGCTGCACTAAAAGTACCAAAAGCATTTATTGGGTACGATGAGTCAGTTGAAGGTAAGGCAACTCTTGCACAAGAGGACATCAGATTCGCACGTTCAGTTGAGAGAATCCAAAAGATTGTTCTTTCTGAATTAACTAAGATTGCAATTGTTCACTTATATTCACAAGGTTACGAAAACGAAGACCTTGTTAACTTTGAGTTGGAACTTACAAACCCATCTATCATATACGAACAAGAGAAAGCTGCATTGTGGTCTGAGAAGGTATCATTGGTATCTGATATGAAAGACCTCAAAATGGTTTCTCAAGAATGGATGTATAAGAACATATTCAATATGAGTGATGATGAGTGGGCTCTTGAACAAGGTAAAGTTATTGGAGATTTAAAACTCGGATTTAGACAAGCTCAAATTGAAGATGAAGGTAATGATCCAGTTAAAACTGGCGAGTCATTTGGCACACCACACGATTTGGCACAAATGCATCAAACACCTAACGATGATGGTGGTTCTCCTGAAGGTGGGTTTGATGGCGCTGGTAGACCATCAACATCAGGTAACTATAAAACGGATGATAGTGCATTTGGCAGAGACCCACTTGGTCAAAAGACCGATATTAAACCAGCCGCAACATATCATAAGTATAAAAATTCACCACTTGCTTACGAGCAAACACAAGCTTTGAAATCATCTTTGAAAAACGTTAAACGCAAAACAACTAAGATTCTAAATGAATCTTTATTAGAAGATGAAAAGGCTGAATCGGGTTTATTAGATGAGAGAAATCTTATCGATGACACGATTTGATGAGTTTTTACATATTTATAAATTGGAATAGTAATAGATAAGGTTTACAATGGCCAAATTAAAACACAGCAAGTTTAAAAATACGGGTATTCTATTTGAATTACTCGTAAAGCAAATCGCATCCGATACACTTGCGAACAAAGATTCTCTTGCCTTGGAAATAATAAAGAAACATTTCAAAAGAGGTACTGAATTAAACAAAGAGTTAAAATTGTATCAATCTTTAACTAAAGAAAACTTCGATAACCAATATCAGGCTCAGGAGTTTTTAAATATTGTATTGGAAGAACGTGGTAGTTTAAATGAGGGTATTCTTCGTAGACAAAAGTATAATTTGATTAAATCAATCAAAGAGTCATTTGTTATGGAGGACTTCTTTAAATATCGTGTTACTAATTATCGTGAAATGGCATCGGTTTACAAAATGTTTGAAAATACAAGTTTGACATCTCCAAAAGAGTACGTTACTTGTAAAAATACAATACTCGAAGTAATCACTAAATCAAATGTTGAGATTGTAACTGAATCTGATAATACTGAGTATAACAACCAATCTAAAGAAGTTAGGTTGTTGGCTTATAAGTTCTTGGTTGAATCATTTAACTCAAAGTACACAACTTTATCAGAAGAACAAAAGATGATTTTAAAGAATTATATCAACAACGTTGATAATTCAACTAAATTAAAGTCATTTGTTATAACTGAAGTTAAGAAACTAAAGAAAAGTTTCAAAGCAGTAGATGTATCGGATAAAGTAGCACAAATAAAACTAAATGAAACTGTAAATCTTATTGATAACATTACAAATTCTAAAATAATCAATGAGAATCAGATTTTATCTCTTCTAAGATATCATGAACTTTTACAAGAGTTACGGAGGGTTTCAAATGTCTAAATTCTTACTAGAACAATTGGAAGGTAAGTTTGAAGAGCTGGAGTCAATCGAAACTCTTAAAGAGGAAGAGGTAGATGAGGCTAATGTAACATCTAATATGGATGGGGGAGCAGGCCCACCTAAAACTCCTAACGCATTTGCAAAGAGTGAAGATGAAGATGATTTGGATACTGACCACATAGAGGTACTTGGTTATAAAAAACCAAAGAAAACAAAAAAGATAAATACGGAGTCTAAAACTATGAAGAAATTAGAAGATAAGCTAGAACGTATAATCGAAGCTACTTATAGAGATTACAAAAAAGATGACTCTATGAAGGCACATCAAAAAGTAAATAAATCTATCAAAGAGATTAATCGAATGATGTACGAAGTTGAAAAGATTGTAAATCAGAACACTAAGTTAAAAAATGAAATGGGTGTATCTAATGAACAATATTGGAAGTCTACACAAAAAAGATTCGGTAAGATTTCAGAAAGAATGTTAAAAGTTGCTCGTAACTTAAAAGAATTGAGCGCATAGTATGTCGTGTGGGTGTAATAAAAATAAATTAAACGAAGACCTCGAAGTACAAGACCTCGAAGATATCAGACTATTGATACGTAGAGAACTTGCAAGAGTGTTCTTTGATTTATATCGTAAGAAAAAGGTGTGGGAAAACTAAGATGAAACAACTACTTGTAGATACAATGATATTTGAAGTAACACCTACTATGTTACAAGAAGCAAAGGACCAGACTGGTCGTTTCTTAGTAAATGGTGTGTTACAACGTGCTGATGCTAAAAACCAAAATGGTAGAGTGTATCCACGTAACATCTTAGAACGTGAAGTAAAGAAATACCAAGGACGTGAAATCAAAGAGAATCGTGCTTATGGTGAATTGGACCATCCTGAAAGTGGTGTAGTCGAATTAAAGAACACATCACACATTATCCGTGAAGTATCATGGAATGGTGATGATGTTGTTGGAACAGTTGAAATACTAAATACACCAGCTGGAAAGATTTTACAAGAATTAGTAAAAGCTGGGTGTACTGTTGGTATCTCGTCAAGAGGTATGGGTTCCGTAAAACAAATTGGTGAAGACACCGTCGCAGTAGAACAAGACTTTGATTTGATATGTTGGGACTTTGTTTCTAACCCATCAACTCATGGAGCATTTCTCTCACCAACAAACGAGGGTACGATAAACGAATCGGTTACTGTTAAAAAGAATACTTATAAATACAATAAAGCTAACAATATGATGAGAGACATCATGTGTGAGGTTGGTGGATATTGTGAATGTGATTTTGGAGTATAATGAAAAATTTAAAAGAACTACTAAACGAATCTACATACAAACGTATGAAGATAAACGATGAAGAAACCCAAAAGGGAATGACTAACGAAGAAAAGCGTGAATTCCTTAAAGCTGTTTCTGAATACAAGAAATTCGGTGAGTCAATCTATCGTTCAGGTAATTTGGGAGAAGTATACGAATCTATTAAAGGTATCGTAGAGACTGCACACAAGGTAACTCTTGAGGAAACTGGAGATTGGTTTGACAAGGTAACTGTTGGTAGACACATGAAGTCTATGAATGAGTCATTCAAAGTATTTACTAATACAATCAAAGAAGTAAATACCCTACAACAAAGACTTGAGTCTTGTTACGATGAGATGGGTGAAGTTCTTGGTAAGTATTACGAAATCAAAGAAGGTAACGAATTCGGCGCTGCAAGAGCGAAAGCAATTGCTAATGGTGATGATGAGTTCGAAGTAGATGGTAAAGAATTTCCAGTAAAAGACGTTGATAAGGACGACAAGGAAAACGCTAAAGAATTCGCTAAAGAATCTGTAAATGAAGAATCGTCAATGAAGCTAACTGATATACTAAGTGAAAACAAATACTCAATCATAGACCCAAAGGGAAACCAAAAGGGTATTGGTACCAAAGACCAAGCAAATAAACTACAAAAGAAATTAGGTGGTTCTAAAAAAGGATACTTTGTAGTTGCTGCTAAATCGGCATTGAAAGCCAGAAGAGCAATGGAAAAGTATCAGTTTGATTTTAAAAACCCTAAACTTCAAGATAAGATGTCTGACCTTTACTTTGAATCAGTAACCGAAGATATTATTGGAGAAGGTGCTTCTAGCGAAGAAAAAAGAATTGTGATGTTGGCAGTTCGTAAAATATCAAAATATCGTCAAGTACCAATTAATATATCAGTTGTAGATGTATTAAGAGCTGCAGAAGAACTTGAAAGAGATATCAAAAAAGGTAAGGTTAAGAAATAATGAATCGTGATTTAGAACGACTTCAAGAAATAAGTGTTGATTTTTCATCATTTATCAAAAAGAACCTTAAAAAGATTAAGAGGTTACCAGCCGATAAACAAAAAGAATTTGGAAATCTTATATCTGATTTTAAAGATGGTTTAGATAAAATGTCTTAATTAACTTTACAAACACTATTTATAGACACCTATCGTTAGTTCGATGGGTGTTTTTTGTTTATTAAATAAAATATATGTCATACAAACGAGAAAAAAAAGTAAGAAAAGAACGTGAGGAGTTATTCCTATATGGTCATGCTAATGGTGTAAGGGTTATTAATAATAACATTGAAGCAGCACTTAGAAAGTGGAAACGTATTATGAAAGATAATGGTGTAATTGACCTTATCAAGCAAAATAGGGAATACACTAAACCGACTACACGTAAACGTAAACAAATGAATGATGCTAGACGAGCTGATTGGGTCCGTAGACAACAAGAAGCAAGATAATAGTAAACACTTTATCGTTTATTGTAAAATTTACATACTTATTGTAAATTAATATCACTCCAATCTAATGAGTGATTCATATTATATTATTATATTCTATTAAGATTTAAAATAATCTTATTATCCAAAAGTTTAATTTAGGAGGTAACAAATGAAATCAGATTTGTTAAAAGAAGCAATCGCCGATGCTAAAGCCGTAAAAGAAACTGCATTAGCAAACGCAAAAATGGCTCTCGAAGAGGCATTTACTCCAAAACTCCAATCTATGCTTTCTCATAAACTAGCTGAAGAGTTAGATGAAGAAGAAATCGAAGAAGACGAAATGGAAGAAATGATGAAATCCGAAACGGATGACGAAGTTTCTGAAATGGAAGATGAAATGAAATCTGAAGAGGAAGAAATGGAAGAAGAGTTAGAATCAGATGAAGAAGAAGAGGTAGCTGATATCGCTTCTGACGAAATCGATTCTCACGAAGAGGAAATGCATTCTGAAGAAGAAGCTGACGAAGAAGCTGACGAAGAAGCTGAAGACGAAGCTCAAGTAGAAGATGAAGTAGAAGAGATGATGGATGAAGAGGAAGAAGATGAACTCGACCTTGAATCAGTAATCGCTGAACTTGAAGCTGCTATGGAAGGTGAAGATTTAGACGAAGAAGAAGTTGAAGAAACTGAAGAAGTTGAAGAAACTGAAAAAGTTGAAGAAGTAATGGAATCAGAAGAAGAAGTTGAAGAGTCGGAAGAACTTGACGAAGAACTTTCTTTGGAAGAAATCATTTCTACTTTGAAAGAAATGTCTGAAGAAGAAGAAGTTGAAGAAACTTACGAATCGGAAGAAGTTGAAGAAGTAGAAGAATCAACGGAATTGGAAGAAGCATACGCTACTATCGAGTCGTTGAGAGGTACTATCAATGAGGTAAACTTATTGAATGCTAAACTTCTTTACACTAACAAGTTGTTCAGAACATTCGACTTGAACGAAGGTCAGAAGATGAAAGTCATCGAAAACTTCGATAGAGCTGAATCTTTGAGAGAAGTAAAATTGGTATTCGCTACATTGGGTGAAAACTTGAATGTTGCAAGAAAACCAAAAACAGTTGTAAAAGAATCACTAGCGTCTAAGCCTATGGCATCGACTGCACCTAAGAAAGAAATCATTTCTGAAGGTAATGCTGTTGCTGATAGATTTAAGAAGCTTGCTGGTTTAATTAAATAATTAAAAAACTAAAAGAAAAGGATTAATAAGATGAACACAAATTCTCTATTAAACGAATCTGCTGGTTTCAACAAAAAAATGAGCGAAGAGGCTAAAGGCCTTGTAGCCAAGTGGGAAAAAACTGGTCTTTTGGAAGGCGTTGACGCTGACTTCGAAAGAGCAAGTATTGCTACATTGTTGGAAAACCAAGCAAAGCAATTAGTATCTGAAGCATCAAGCACAGGTACTGCTGCAAACTCTGAAGAGTGGGCCGGTGTCGCTCTTCCATTAGTAAGACGTATCTTCAGCGAAATCGCTGCAAAAGAATTCGTCTCAGTACAACCAATGAACCTACCTTCAGGTCTTGTATTCTATCTTGACTTCAAGTATGGTACTCCTCAGCCGGGTTTCGAAACTGGTGCTGGTAAGAATTCACAAACTGATTCAGTATTCGGTGTTACCGAAGTTGCTGGTGACGTTTCTGAAGGTCTTTATGGTGCAGGTCGTTTCGGATACTCTATCAATGAAGATGAGTCTGCTGCACAAGAGTTGGAAGCTGCTGTTGGAACAAACGATTACGCTACTGCATCGTTGGCAATGTCTGACATCAACTACGATTCAGCATTCTCTCAATCAGTATGGGCTGTTCACGATACTGACCTCGTAACTGTTGCTATTCAAACTGCGTCTATCGCAAACTTCGATAGTGAAGGTGTACGTGCATTCTCACTCGAAGGTGTTGACGAGTACTACGCTGAGTACACTCGTTTAGCTGGTGAAAACATCGTATTCGTTGCTCGTGATACTGCATTTGGTAATGTAACTGTTAAATATCAGAAACAACCAACTGACATCACTCGTGGTGACTTCGAAGACAAAACTGGTGCTGACATAGGTATTCCAGAATTGAACGTAGAGCTACGCTCTGTACCAATCGTTGCTAAGACTCGTAAGTTGAAAGCACAATGGACGCCGGAATTCGCTCAAGATTTGAACGCATACCACTCAATCGATGCTGAAGCTGAATTGACTTCAATGTTGTCTGAATACGTATCTCAAGAAATCGACCTCGAAATCTTAGATATGTTGATGGAAAACGCATTGACTGAAGGTCACTGGTCTGCTAAAGTAGGTTCTTCATGGAATGGTTCAGCATTTACTGCACCTGCAGCAAATGACGTACAACGTTACACTCAACAACAATGGTTCCAAACTCTTGGTACTGTTCTTCAGAGAGTATCTAACCAAATTCATGCTAAGACCATGAGAGGTGGAGCTAACTTTATGGTAGTTTCTCCTGACGTTGCAACTATCTTGGAATCAATCCCAGGATTTGCTGCTAATGGTACTGGTGCTGATATGCAATTCGCAATGGGTGTATCTCAAGTAGGTTCATTCGCGAATCGTTACCAAGTATACAAAAACCCATATTTGACATCTAATGTCGTATTGATGGGCTTCAAGGGTGCTCAATTCTTGGAAACTGGCGCAGTTTACGCTCCATACATTCCATTAATCATGACTCCGTTGGTATATGACCCAACAAACTTCACTCCAAGAAAAGGTGTAATGACACGTTACGCTAAGCAAATGGTAAGAGGTGAGTTCTACGGTAAGGTATACGTTAATGGTTTAGAAACACTCGCATAGTAGTACGTTTTTAAATTAAAACCAAATTAAGGGGGACTTCGGTCCCCCTTTTTTATTGCCCAAGTCATACTTATACTAAAGTAATTGTTATATTAGTAAAGGACATCGAGTATGCCAGAGAATACAGAAAAGAGAGTTCCGAAGGGGAATATAAAATTTTCAATAACGTTATCAGACGAGCAAAAGTTAACAAAGTCTGAGATTAGAAAACACCCATTTAGTTTTGTTTTAGGAAAGGCTGGTAGTGGTAAAACATTAGTGGCAGTCCAAATAGCTTTAGATTCGTTCTTTAAACGGGAAGTAAATAAGATAGTAATAACACGACCAACTGTTTCCAATGAGGATAATGGATTTCTACCAGGTTCACTCGAAGAAAAGATGGAACCTTGGTTAGTACCAATTCGTTCCAATATGAGAAAGGTTTATAACAAACCAGCCATTTTAGAAAAGATGGAAAAGGATGAGAGTATTGAGTTGGTATCACTATCACACTTTAGAGGTAGAACATTTGACAACGCAATTGTTATAGTAGATGAGTTTCAAAACTTAACCAAACAACAACTTGGTATGGTATTAGGTAGATTGGGTAAAAACTCTCGAATGATATTATGTGGAGATGGTCAGCAAATTGATTTAAAATTCAATAACGACTCTGCTATTCATGATGTACCAAAACTAAAAGAATCTACATTTGTACACACTGTTACCTTGAAAGATAATCATAGACACGAATCGTTAGATGAAGTTTTAAGATTATTATACTCTATTCAATAGTTCTAATCAATTTGTTACTATTTATATATTGAGGAAACGGATAATTATCGGAGATTTATATGTCATTTGACTACACAGGTTCATTTAGTGGTTCATTTTATGGAGTTATTTCAGCATCCAGCCAGGTTAGCTATACACAAATAACTAATAAACCTACTACTATTTCAGCATTTCAAAAAAATGCTATAACCGCTAATAATAGGTTTAGAGAAGTAACATATCCAAATGATTCGGCATCATTCGATAGCAGAATTAATACATTGGAAAATTTAACCGATGATACTGGTTCTGATTCTCAAACTCTTTCGTTTAATCAAGCAAGTAATGAGTTAACAATCACCGAAGGTAATACAGTTGACTTATCCTCACTTTCTGGTGGAGGTGGAGGTGGTGGTTCATCCATATGGACCACTGTGGATGGTAAATACAAAGTAAGTGCAAATTTAGATGTAACTGGCTCTATTATCGCAACTTCATTTACAGGTTCGATTGATACATCAAGTATCACAAACTTTGATACCGAAGTATCTCGTTCTGCTGCTGCAAGTGGGTTTGGTACTGGTGGTGGTACATCTGATTTTACACAACTTACTAATGTTCCAAGTGGGTTAATTAGTAGTTCAACCCAAATCACATCAGCTGATTTAGACATGGGTGGTAATAAAGTCCTCTTTGGGAATGTTTATTCTCAATTATCTGACTTACCAAACGCTGCAAGTTACCATGGTATGTTTGCTCACGTTCACGCAACTGGTAAAGCATATTTTGCTCATGGTGGTAATTGGGTTGAATTAGCAAACGCAAGTGGTAATATATCATCATCTACACAAGTAGAAGCAATCATAGACAATGTATACATTTCAGCATCTGCTGCCGCAAGTGGATTCGGTGCAGGTGGTGGTGAGACTTATGCCGAAGGTTTGGGCATAGACATTGTATCTGAAGTAATATCAATTGATACAGCATCCGCACATTTTAGAATAGCAGTATCTCAATCAGCAGCCAGCTACGGATTTGGTTCCGGTGGAGGTGGTGGAGGTGGTTCATTCGGTGACCCTCCTGTAATTATATCTCATGGATTTACTATACCTGAATTCACAGGCAGTAACGCATTTATTGGTCAACTCATAGCAACAGATGTCACTCCTGGTGATACACAAACTTGGGCAGTTCAAGATTCGTATAGTGATAACTTCTTTGAGGTATCTACTACTGGTGTAGTTAGAGCTACGGCTTCTTCGAGTAGAGCTATGAATACTGATAATACTCCAGGATCAGGTTCACATCCATTCTTAATTAAAGTAACCGATGGCCAAAATAATGTAGTTGAAAAAACTATATACATTCGTGTAACCCCAAACTCAGCACCATCTTTTAGAATTGATGGTGTAAGTGGAAATACAATTACGGCATTTACCGCATCTTTGGATGAATCATCATCTGCTGAAACTAAAACTCAATATAGAGTCTATGTTACGGATGCTGATAGTGATGCACTAACAATTAGAACAGGTAGTTTAGGAACTGACCACTTCTCATTTACAATTGGTACGACTGGAGTATCAAAATATATAGACCTTGTTCAAGTAACAAGTTCTTTAGATTACGAGAGTTTAACGTCATACTCATTTATAATCACCGCATCAGATGCAAATTATGAATTAGGTTACGATGTCGCAAATATAACACACCTACCATTCAGAGTAGAGGTAGTTGATAACTTAGGTCCAGGAATACAAAATCAATCGTTATCAGGTTTAAACGAAAACTCATCGGATGGTACTTCTGTTGGTAGTATTACTGCTACTGATAATAGTAATCCTGCTAATACAATATTGTATAAGGACTTTACATTGGTATCGGCCCATTCTGGAAGTGACATTTCAAATCCAAATATCACTTCATCACTTGGGGGTACTACATTAACCGACCCTACCGCAGACCCATTCCAAATGAATATTGCAGGGGCTGTTACTCGTAAGTCTTCAGTATTCTTAAACTCAGATATCGCAAATAGGTATGTGTATAGAGTAAATGTCGGAGATGCTTATAACATAGATTCTGCAAGTGCATTGATTACAATTCCAATCGCAGACGATGCTGCTTCAAGTATTGGTGTAAATGGTGGTACTTACTATGTCCACGAAGGTGCATTGACTGGAAAAAATTTAACAACCAATTCAAATGGATACGCTTCAGGTGATATAACATTTACTTCAGCTGTATCTCAAATGTGGGAAGTTAATAGTGTACCAAGTGGATATGTTAGATTCCAACAAAATAGCGCAACAAGTTATACGGGTTCAAGTGTAACTCTTGAAGTGGATACTGCTATTAGTGGTAACTTACACTTCGCAGATAGTGACACTGTGGCTATACAAATCACTGCATCTGAAACTTCATTTGAAACTACAAAACAATATAGAGACCATACTCTAACGATTACCGATAATAAACCATACGCAATTGTATTTACTGATACATCTGCTAATCTAAACACAAATGGTGCTAGACCATCAAATATATTAAGTGTAATTTCATTCACGGAACCTCAATTTGGTATTGGTGATACTATTGACCATAGTCAATTCTCATTTACTGACCCAAGTGGTCAATTAACTGCATCACGAAATAGTGATGCTTATGAAGTAAGTGCTTTAACCAATTTGAGTGGGTCTACTACTTACGAGTTTACTGCAAGTATCGCTGATAGTTATGGTAATATCTCAACATCGGGTTCTTCATTTACAATCGTTGAAGCGGGACTTGGTACTCCTGGTGCAAATGGTGTATTTTATGTAATCGAATCGGCTGAAACTGGCGATAGTGTTGTTACTAACTCAAATGGTAGAACTGGAACTCAGGCTAAGTTGTCAGTAACATACTCACCACAATATAATTCAGCAGCAGTTGCATCATTCACATCATCGAATGCACAACTTAGTGTCGCGAGTAATGGTAATGTGAGTGTTGGGACTAACATTAGTGGTAGTGGTGATGACTATCCAGGAACAATTAGTTCAAATATTACTTATAGAGACCAATTTGATAACATAGGTAGTGGTTCAGTTAGTATTACTCTAACAATCAATAACGCCCCTACAGCCGCAGAACTTACTTCTACAAATAGAAATACCAATCAGGCAACTAATGGTAATCTATTATCCACTATAAAGTGGACTGATACTGAAGGTGATGCATTGAATGTATCTTCATTCACTTTAACAGGCACTGGCGCTTCTAACTTATCAAGTTCATATGATGGGTCTAATAACTTTGGATTATATGCAAATGGTGACCAATCAGCAGGAACTATCTCGTTTACGGCGAGCATAGAGGATGTACACGGATTCAGAACGGGTGTTTATAAAGATGATATTACAATCGCACAAGCTGACAATGGTACTCTAACATCTCCTGGTAATTTGTTTATTATTGAATCTGCTACAAATGGTGATGGTATTACAAATACCACAACTGGTATTGGTACTGCTAAAACTTTGAGTGTAACGTATTCACCAAGTTATGGGTCGCCGGTTGCACAAAACTTTACTTCAGACAACCCATTTATCTCAGTTGGTTCATCGACTGGTGTACTGACAGTTGGAAATAATATTAGTGGTAGTAGTAATGTAGATGGTTCCACTATTACATCGACCATCGGATGGTCAGACCAATATGGTAATCCAAATTCACAACCAATCACAATAAGCGTTACTCCGAATAACGCACCAAGTGTAACAAGTGATACACAAACCACTGCTAATTTAAATACAAACTTAGCGATTGATGATGCATTATTAACCACATTAACATGGGGTGATGTTGAGAGTGATTCTTTAAATATCAACACATTTAATTTAAGTGGTACTAACGCATCGAGTCTTTCGTCATCTTATATTGGTGGTAACTCATTTGAGATTCGTGCAAACGGAGCATTAGCAGCAGGAACATACAATTATAACGCAAATGTTAAAGATGTACATGGATTTAACCAAGGAGTATACTCTGACGCAATTACCATATCACAAGCAGGTGGTGGTAGTTTAAGTGTAAGTTCATTTAACATAATAGAATCCGCACTAAGTGGTTCTAATATCACAACTGATACTGATGGAATAGGTTCAGCCGCACAACTATCTGTAAATTATTCTCCAGATTATGGAAGTCAATCCGAGCAAAATTTTGCAACTGTTAGTTCGCTTGTACACGTAACTTCAACTGGTATATTAACTATTGAAGATAATGTAAGTGGTTCATACGCAAATGGAGCAAACTTCACGGCACCTATAACATGGACTGACCAATATGGAAACGCAGGAGCAGAGACTATAACAATTGAAGTTAGAAATAATGTAAACCCAAGTGTAACATTTGCTAGTAATGAAACTGTAAACGCACCTCTTTCGGCCGGTACTAAGTTGGGGTCATTTACTATAAGTGATACTGAAAACGATACACCATTTAGCGCGTCTATTAGTGGTAGAGACGCATCTAAGGTAGCATTGGACTCACAAAATGTAAACTCATCTTCATACTTTATTAACGCCGCTGACAATTCAGTTACAAGTCAAGCTGATTTACATTACATGGTCTCAGTTAACGATGCATATGGTGAGGATTTTGTCCACACCCCAAGAACATCATCAATTGGAGCAGTTCCAGCAGCAGCCCCAATTGTTTATATTTATGATATTGGGTTGTCTTCTACAAACTACAATAATACTCTTGGATATTCAGCCGCAACAAACGTAGTTCCTTCAACATTATCAACCGCTACTGTATATAGTGGATTCGGATTTGCTGATATAATACAATCAAGTTTGGGTGGAACAAGTCTATCTTATAGTTTTGGTAGTTCTTATACAGCAACTTTGTTGAATTCCAAATCAATGACTGACTTATATGATATTAGCGAATCCTTTGGTAGAATGAATAAGAATTCAGGACACCGTGTCGCTATAATTATCCCAAGTGGGTCTTCGATGAGTAATGTACCTACAATTATGGGCGATGGTTACAATTCAAATGGTTATTCTAACTTAGAGGTAGCTGTTGACAACGCAAATATAGGTAGTGGATTAGGTACTACTGAACAAAGTTATATACACAAGATAACCTTAGATTCAGCAGTAAATGGATTTGATGATTATATTATAATATCAACAGTAAATCCAGTAGCCGGTTCATCAAATATATTATTAGACATTAGACCTGATAATTCTACACCATAATAGGAGATAATTAAATGCCAGCAATTACAAGTAAATTAGTCTTATCATCAGCCGCCCAATCAGCAAATACTGTATTAGCTGATATTGGTTTAATAAAAGGTGCGTTATATGGTGTAAGTACTTTTAGCGATTTGGGAAACATTCACTCTAACTATGTTGAAGATGGGCAGTTGATGTTTGTCCAAGATGTATCAAAATTTTATTCGTTAACAATCACTGCGGCAAATCCACCAGTTACATTTACTGATACCTTTACTTGGAATGAAGTAACACTCGGAGCAAGTGGAGCACTTACCGCAGATGATACGGGTTCGTTTATTCTAGCATCACAAACTGGCTCATTCTTAACTTCCGCAGATACGGGATCGTTTATTCTAGCATCACAAACCTCATCAATGTCGGTTGCTACATCATCATTTATTTCAGATTCATTCATATCAGCATCTGCTGCAAGAAGTGGGTTTGGTTCTGGTGGTAGTGGTGGTAGTGGAATATTCACACAAGTAGGTTCCGATTATACAACAACTAATAATCTTCAAATTACTGGATCTGTAACTGTAAATAATGGGTTATTTAAATTAACGGAGTTCACAACACTACCAAATGTAGAAGAAGGTGCAATGGCATATTCAGCATCTAATTTTTACTTTGGTATTGGTGATGTTTAAAATAATAAAAACATACTTATAATAAGAAAATAAATTTTAAAAAAGTTACATCGATATATCAATTAATTGTATTAATACAAAAACAAAGGAAAATTAATTATGGCAACATGGAAAAAGGTCATTGTATCCGGTAGTAATATCTCGGATTTAAAAAATGACTCAAATTATTTATCAAGCGCAGGTGATGGAATTATATCAGCATCATCTGTAAGTTCTACCGCTCAAGGTGAGTTTACCTCATCATTCAATGGTGTACTAACTGAACTTAACTTAGGATTAACATCAACTGATGATGTTCAATTCAACTCTGTAACTGCATCAATTCAAGGTAATGTTGTTGGTGATGTAGTTGGTAATCTAACTGGTACTGCATCTTATGTAGATGGTGATGATGTTAACTTCGATGCGACTGGTAATGGTCAAACTGCAACTGAGTTCTCTGCATCTATCTCAGGTCGTATCTTAGGTCTTGAACAAGGACAATATGACTTAGAGTTCTCTGGTTCGACTGGAGATGGTACAATTACTGATGCTGAACACCTTAGTATCTTAGGTGGTACAAACGTAGATACAGTAGCAGCCGGTAACAGCCTTACTATTAACTTGGATGATACTATTAGTCTAAGTCAAGTAACTGCATCTATCGTATCTGCAAGTAATGGGTTTATTGGTGACTTAACAGGTGATGTAACGGGTAATGCTGACACTGCGACTACCTCATCTTATGTAGCTGCATCTTCACCATCACAAGGTACAGTAACAATTACTGGTAACGACATTGACTTGGGTCTTCAAGTAGCTGATTCGCCTGTATTCGCCGATTTAAGACTTACGGGTAATCTTACAGTTGAAGGTACAAGAACTGAATTGAACGTAGCAAACTTGAACGTAGAAGACGCATTCATTTTATTGAATTCTGGTTCAGCTAGTGGTGATACCGGTATCATTTTCGGTGGTGCTAACACTACTAATATCAATACTGGTTCAGCTATATTCTATGATGATAGTGATTCAGTATTTTCTTACGCTGCAGATGTTGAAGCGGGTGACGTTACAGCAACAGCTGCATCTAAATTAGGTAACATCCAAGTAATGGCTGGTGCTGGTTCTCATAATATGGCCGCAGCAACATTCCAAGGTGTGGGTACTATCGCTGTAGATAATGGTGAGTGTATTTGGATTCAAACAGCGTAATTTATTAATGTTGAAAAGGTTATATATGAGTTTACATAAAAAGTTGGGATTGTCCAACAATAAAACTCAAAATGATAAAGAGGGAACCCTCAAGCTCACTAAGGGTGAGCTTGAGTCCCTTCTTATCGGATTGGGTGAAGCTTCATTTAAAGGTAAGCAAGTTGAGTCAGTATTCAAACTAGCTATGAAGATTCAAAACGAAATTAAAAAATTAAGTTAATTTAATTATGAAAAGTTACGAAGGATTAAATGCAAGTGATTGGAAGATAGTCCAAATTGCATTAAACAAAATGGAAATTCGTGGTAAGGAAGCGCCTATAATCACAGGTATAATGGCAAAAGTTCAAATGGAACTTGAATTATTAGAATTACCCGTAAGTGAACGCCCTAAAAAGGGTGACATCATTACAAAGGAATAATTTAAGAATCCTCTACAAAAGTAGGGGATTTTTTTATTATAAACCAATCTACTACCAAATCTGAATTATCTATGTGGTTTTTATTTTATAGTAAACTATTTATAAGAGATTAATCAAACATAAACCTGGTTGTTGGCTCGAAAGAGAAGTGGGCATGAAAATGTTACCAACCGCAAATTAGGAAAAGGATATGCCGAATTGGAAAAAAGTCATCACTTCCGGTAGTGATGCAATTTTAAATCAAATTACATCATCAGGTGGAATAAACTCCACCGATATTACAATCAATGATTGGGGAAGTGTATCAGCTTCATTAGCATCATTGGATACATTAACCTATGGTGATTCTGATGTCAAACTCAAATTAAATACTGAAGGTGTACTTAGTGGGTCTACATTCTCATCACCATCTCAAGGTACTGTTAGAGCTACCATAAATGGTGTTAATTCTGATGTAGATACTGGCTTACAATCCGCAGATTCACCTACATTTGATAGTTTAACATTAACAGGTGACCTTACAGTATTAGGTAGTAAAGTAGACCTACAAGTAGCTGAACTTAATGTTCAAGATAAATTTATAAAAATAGCAAGTGGGTCAGCTAATCCTACGGCCGCTAACGGTGCAGGTATTTATATTGATGGGGCTGATGTGTCTTTACATTGGTCTAGTACCAATAGTAGATTTCAATTTGACGATGACCTACATACAGCAGCAACTCTTAACATTGGTAACGTAAACCACGCAACAACTGATACTGACAAGTTTTTGGTATTAGACTCTAATGGTGACGTAGACTATCGTACCGGCACTGAGGTCCTTTCAGATATTGGTGGTACTGGTGCTTCTAACCTTAGTGGTGCAGCAACTGAGATTCCATTCTTTAGTTCAACAAGTGCTATAACGAGTTCAGTTCGGTTAAAGTTAAATAAAAATATAACTACCGGTGATGTGTTAGTACACCATGGTCAGTTTAATGTAATCAATGACCCAAGTGTTTCGGGAACATCTGCAATGCAGATTATTGTGGGTTCTGGTTCAAGTGGTGATGTTTCAAATCCACAATATGATTCGTTCCTATCAATGGAACAAGAAAGTGCTACCATAGTAGGTCTTAGAGCACATGGTACAACACCAACATCAGCTCAAATTAAAATGAGAACTGATGTTAGTGATGCTTATTCGATTGGTAGACTAACAAACCCATATGGTGCAAATACTCTTAGAATAAAACCAGCTATTATTGCTGAAGGTGGTCTTTCTATAACTGGATCATTAACTATATCGGGTTCTAATACATTAAAAAATATCGGACCAGCACAATTTAGTGGTTCGGTTAATATTAAAACAGATAAGCAAGTACAAGCAACAACTGATACTGACAAGTTTGTTGTATTGGATGGTGACCAACTTAAATATAGAAGTGGTACGCAATTATATGATGATATAGGTGTTACTTCACTATCATCATCAATTGCAAGTGATATTGCTGGGCTTGATGCTGCTAGTGGTAATTACGTTATAAATGATACTGGAGCATCATCTAATAGATTAGCTATTTGGTCTAATACTGCCCGAATTAAAGGTGATTCTGCTTTTAAAATCCTCGAAAATAAATATGGTCAAGGTTTTCAATTTGACCAATGGGGTGGTAACCAAGTTGATACACTTAAATCACCGGCCTTCAAAGGGAATGGTTTGGAACTTGGAGATAATATCCCTGGAACCCCAGCACCATTCACAGCGTCTCTCACAATTCATACAAATCACGGAAACACTAGCAACTCAGTAGAAAAAACAGCTGAAGGTCATCAGTATGGAGTAGGCACTCATGTAATTTATCAAAAAGTGGGTTCGTCTTTCCATATACATTACAATATTTCAGAGGGTAGTGCAATGCGTTCTGGACAATTAACTATTGTTGTTAGTGGTAACGAGGTAGCGATGACCGAATATAGTACAACTGATATTGGAACTGGAAGTTCAAGTCCAGCTCAATTCTCAGCAACAGCATCTAACGGTGTGTTAACATTATCGATAACATCCGCCGGTGGTGGAACTATTTTGTTTAACGTAGAACGTATGTATAGTATATAAAATAAATTAAATCCTAAGTTTGGAAAGTGAAAAACACGAGGAAATAAAATGTCAAATAAATTTGTAATAAAGAATGGACTTAAAGTACAATCAGGTGGTATAAACACCACTGGTGATTTATCTATTACAGGTTCATTAGTAGTAACTGGAACACTAACGGCTGAGTCTTATATAGTAAGTTCCTCTGTAACACATAAGACTACCACATTTAGTAGTGGGTCAACCCAATTTGGTGATACTTCTAATGATACCCATGGATTTACCGGGTCAATGGATGTAACTCAACAAATTACTACACCGGATATAAAATTAACTGGATTAAGTAATGCAGGTGTTGATACTGATAAGTTCTTAGTATTAGACTCAAATAGTAATGTAGATTTTAGAACTGGTACTCAAGTACGTTCTGATATAGGTGCTGTAGCTATTGGTAATGAAATCCACCCAATACAATTGACAATAGATACGAAAAATTCACCTTTTGGTTATGTCGCATTTTCAGGATTATCTGATATACAATCACTCCCTAATAGAGCATTCACTACCTTTATAGCACCATGTACTGGTTACATCGAAGATATAATTGTATCACCCGAACAAACTAATTCAGTTCAGGACGATTGTGATATTTCACTATATAATGGTGGTTCGCAACAATCCTCTACAAATACGGAAACGTTACAAAGTGCAGGTACTAATGTAACCTTTAACTTTGGGGCTTCAAATTACTCATTTAGTAACGGAGATAGATTGAGTCTTGAATTTGATAAAAAAACTAATACTTCTGAATTGTACAATATGATGATTGTACTTAGGTTAACAAGTTAAGGGATAAAGTAATATGGAATTAATACACGGTTTACATAAAGATACCTTAATAGACATCAATGGGAGTCTCCAAAATATTGGTGACATACAACCGGGTGACGTAGTAAAAGGTTTTGAAATAAAAAGTGGTGTCGTAAGAGACAATAAAGTTGTTTGGGTAAAAACATCAACAATCGGCTCTTACATTGAATTCACCCTTTCAGATGGTTCTAACGTAAAATCATCAGTTGATGCTAAAATCTTAACCCTAATGGGTGAGTGGGTTTCACCAATAAATGCATTCAACAAACAAAAAGAATTACACAACGACCTACACATTACCTCATTAAGGTATGTAGAAGAATCGTTAGATATTATAAGTATAGAGGTAGAGCCTGACCACAATTACTATGTAGGTAAATTACTATTCCACAATACGGGTCCAACTGGTCCAGCTGGTCTAAAGGGTCAAAAAGGAGAAGCTGGTAATAAAGGTGTTACTGGAGCTCAAGGACCTCAAGGTGCACAGGGTCAAAAGGGAGCTACTGGTTCACAAGGACCTGGTGGTTCTACCGGCCCAACCGGACCTCAAGGCCCAACTGGTAACAATGGTGTAACTGGTCCTAAAGGTGCAACTGGCCCAACCGGCCCCAAAGGTTCAACAGGCCCTCAAGGTGGAACAGGCCCTCAAGGTGCTAAAGGTGTAAACGGACCTACTGGTTTAACTGGCCCTCAAGGTGCTCAAGGGAATGCCGGTCCTAAAGGTCAAAAAGGAGCTACTGGCTCACAAGGTGGAACTGGTGCTACAGGTGGAAAGGGTTCCACTGGTTCAAAAGGACCACAAGGTGCTGATGGCCCTCAAGGTGCTAAAGGCCCACAAGGTGCTACTGGCCCACAAGGTGATAAAGGTCAAAAAGGTGCAACTGGCTCAACCGGTCCTCAAGGTGGAGTAGGTCCACAGGGTGGAGCAGGCCCACAAGGTGCTACTGGCCCACAAGGTGGAACTGGTCCAACAGGCCCTAAAGGTCAAAAAGGAGCTACCGGCTCACAAGGTGGAACTGGCGCAACAGGTCCTCAAGGTGCTGATGGTCCTCAAGGTGCAACTGGCCCTAAAGGTGCTACTGGCCCACAAGGTGCTACTGGCCCACAAGGTGGAAAAGGTCAAAAAGGAGCTACCGGCTCACAAGGTGGAAAAGGTTCACAAGGTGCTAAAGGTGTAAACGGACCTACTGGTTTAACTGGCCCTCAAGGTGCTCAAGGAAATCCCGGCCCTAAAGGT